CAGCCAGGATGGGTATTTTCTGGACTTGTCGGGGCTTCCTGTTGAGGTGGAAGGGCAGCCGATGCCGGCGCACTTTGGCCGACGCTGCAACGGGCAGGTCAAGAGCCTGATCGCGCGCGGCTTGTATGAGCGGTGCGAGCAGCGTTGGTCCAGCAAAGAATGCCCGGAGTGCCAGGCTGACAACGACATAGCCGCGCGCTACTGCTGTGAATGCAAGGAAGAATTGGTTGACCCCAATGTCAAGTTGACGCGCGAGTTTATCAAGGTCAAGAAAGACCCGTATGCCGTAAGCACGGACAAAATTCTGAGCTGGACGCGGGTAAAGATCATGAGCCAGAGCGGGAACGAGACGCTGCGGTGTACGTTTACCACAGAGTACCGATCGTTTGACTTCTGGTTCACGCCGGATAGTCGAGCATCGGAAGCGCAAGCCGCGTGGAGAATGCTAAACAACGCTGTCTATCGCGGCCACCAGGCGCCTAGCATTGACGTTTTCCTGCAGCACTTTGATAAGTCTGCGCCGATAGAAACCGTGACGTATTGCAAGAAGCGCGGCAAGGACTTCTACCAGATTTTTGCCTTTAACAAGCCAGCCGACAAGGACCCGACAAAATGAAATTCCCATCATGGCTGAAAGTCTATGGCGACTCCTGTTTTCGGGGCGAATGCCCGCCTGAGAGCGCGGAACAGATCACGTTCTTCAATAAGCTGCGAAAGGAGTATCCAGAAACTCTGGGCCGTATCGCCATTCACCCACGTAACGAAGGCAAGCGCACCCATCAACAGACCGCCAGGCACAAGGCAGAAGGCATGACCGAAGGCGCCTCCGATATCGTCATCCCGGGATGTCCCGCGTTCGTTTGCGAGATGAAGCGCAAGGACCACACAAAAAGCCGCTTTGAGCCTGGGCAGGTTGAATACCTGAAAGCAGCTCAAGATTCAGGGGCTTTCGTATGCGTGGCGCTGGGCTGGGAGGCGGCATGGCAGGCAATGGTCGAATGGATTGCTTGCACTAATCCATAAACATAATCATAATTGCACCAAACCACTGAGGAGTAGGAAATGTTTGAGTATCTTGATTCGCTTGATCTGGATGAACGTGTCGAAGAAATCAACCGTATACGCGAAGAGCTTCATCGGCACAGCCCATTCAAGGACGAGCCGGTCGACTTCGTTAGATGGGTAAAAAATGATCAGGTACACGCGAACGATTACAACCCGAACAGCGTGGCGCCACCTGAGATGAAGCTTCTCGAGCATTCGATTACGAAGGACGGCTACACGCAACCAATCGTAACCTGGCCAAACAATGGCATTGAGGTCGTCGACGGCTTCCATCGCCACAGGGTAGGAAAAGAGTCAGAAGCCGTAAGATTGAGAGTTCACGGATATCTTCCAGTTGTTCAGATTCGCCCGAGCCAGGAAGACAAGAATGACCGCATGGCTGCGACCATTCGACATAACCGTGCGCGCGGAGCACATAAGGTCGAGTCTATGTCAGACATTGTTGTGGAGCTTAAGCGCAGATTCTGGAGCGACGAGCGAATCGCCACCGAGCTGGGGATGGATGCTGATGAGGTTCTTCGTCTTCAGCAGATTACCGGGCTAGCCGCTGTATTTGCTGACGAGAATTTCTCCGAGGCATGGGAAGCCGAATCATTCACGGAAGAAGGCGAATTGATCGATGAATCTGAGGTTTAAGCGCGTATATCACCACTACAGCAAGATGGAGGAATTCCACTCAGTGATGTGGAAACAACTTCCGATTGAGCAAAGGCAGGTGGCAATCGATGCATCTGCCGAGCTGATGCGGGACGCTAAGGCTTTCGAGATTGCATGTGATCGCGCCGTTACTGAATGGCCTAACAGTGCAGAGGCGAACTTGACCGCCTCTGTTATCAATCACCAGGCGTGGCTAGGACATGCGGCCAGCTGCATAAATCACGGCGCCAGCGAGGATCTGACAAGACTTGCATGGCGAACACTTAGCCAAGATCAGCAGGACGCCGCAAACGATGCTGCTGACAGATCAATTGAGAAGTGGAGCAAGGCTTATGCCGCTGCGAATCCGAACAATGTCAAACGATAGCCAGGGGTTTTACCAGCTTTTAGGGCCGCTAATGGGTAGCCGCTCAGTTGAGAAGGAAGTCGGCATTCGCATGTATGACGACGCCGACAAGGAATGGTACACAGCCTGGATGGATGAGGTGTTTGTGGGTGTCGCCAGCGTTCGAGGATGTGTTGTTTCTGACTGCTACGTTAAGCACGGGCAACGGAACAAAGGCTGCATGACGGCGATTCTGCAGTCAATCGTCAGCAACCACCCTGGCCACCTAAAAGCTACCTGCACATCCATGAGCCGGGACATATTCGCTGCGTTCGGCTTCAAGCAGGTCAGCGCCACCAAAAACTTCTACAAGATGGAGCGATAAGATGCCAAAGCGCGGACTAGGGATCGATGTATTGCAGGCCGCTCGCGAGCGCATAGCCTTCACATTTGACCACTTCGAGCGGATCTATATCTCGTTCAGCGCCGGGAAAGACAGCACAGTGATGCTGCATCTGGTAATGGATGAGGCGATCAAGCGCGGGCGGAAGGTAGGGCTTCTGTTTATCGACTGGGAATGCCAAGTCGGACTTACGATTGATTTCGCAAAGGAGATGTACGAGCAGTACGCAGATCACGTCGAACCGTACTGGGTAGCGCTCCCCATGAAGACGTGGAATGCGTGCAGCCAGATTGAGCCGGAATGGACGGCGTGGGAAAACGAAAAGCGTGACCTGTGGGTACGCCAGCCTGACCCATCCAGCATTACAGACCCCGCTGCATTCCCGTTCTATTACGAGAGTATGCCGTTTGAGGAGTTCGTGCCGGCGTTTGCTCAGTGGTACGCGCAGGGTAAAAGCTGCGCATGCTTTGTCGGTATTCGTGCCGATGAAAGCCTTAATCGATTTCGCACAGTAGCGCGCAGCGACAAGCCAACCTACGAAGGGAAAATGTGGACCACATGCGTAGAGGATTCAACATGGAACGTTTATCCAATTTACGACTGGCGGACTGCGGACGTTTGGCGATACCTTGGCAAATTCAATCTGCCTTACAACAAGCTGTATGACCGCATGTACCAGGCCGGGATGAAGATTAGCCAGATGCGTATATGCGAGCCGTTCGGCGATGAGGCTCGCAAGGGGCTATGGCTTTACCAGATCGTTGACCCCGCCATGTGGGCAAAGGTTGTCTTGCGCTGCGCAGGAGCAAATAGCGGGAAGATGTATAGCAACGAGAAAGGCGCCGTACTGGGAAACCACAGCATTGCATTGCCGGATGGCCATACGTACCAAAGCTTTGCAGCTCATCTGCTGAAGACCATGCCAAAGCCAACGGCTGAGCATTACAAAAACAAGCTGGCCGTATACCTCAAGTGGTGGAGCAAGAGAGGCTACGAGGAGGGAATGCCTGATAGCGTTGACCGTAGGCTTGAGTCACAAGGCAAGGTCCCAACCTGGCGAAAGGTAGTTAAGACGTTTCTTAAGAATGACTACTGGTGCAAGGGCCTCGGGTTTAGTCCTACCAAGAGCGCGGCCTACCAGAGGTATTGCGACCTAATGAAGCGCAGGCGGTCGGACTGGAACATGGAGGTAATCGAAAAGCTGTAACTCATGCCCGCCACGTGCGGGCTTTTATTCGTGCAAAAATAACACTTGCACCACCTCCAATCCTGTTGTTTAATTTGCACCAGACAGGAGGAAAGCAACATGACAAACGAAGAGCTACGAGACGCACTGGAGCCATTCGCGCAAGAGGCTGCAATGTGGTCGGGTCGAGTCGAAGACGAGCGCGAAATCGTGACCGTTAGCGGCCATGAAGACCTGGACAACCAAGAGCGTTTTATCACCGTCGGCGACCTGCGCCGGCTGGCGCGTATTTACGAGGAGCTGAGCAATGAATATTGACATTCAAGCGGCCATCGCCGAGCTGTTTGGAGTGTGCATGGACGTAACGGCCACCAAGCGCTACGAGGCGCACATGGCCTACGCCGGCAACACTAGCGGGGTTTATGTGCGGGTTATGGAGGGTGAGACTGCAGTGTTCAGCGAACACGTTTATATCGACGGCCTGATGGGAGACGGTGACCCGGAAGCCGCGGACAAGATCCGCGCTATGACTGACCGAGTGGCTGAGTTTTTGATTGAGGAGGAGGCGACATGAGCAAGGAAGTGAAGCGGTGGGATGAGCTGAAACAACTGGCAGAAGGCATGGACGGCTGGCCAAACAAAAAGGCTTTCGAGTGCGACGACGCTTGGTACGTCGGCGCCATTGATGAAGACGAAAACCTGTGGCCGGTAATCGAGATTCAGACCGAGCAGTACGACGCTTTCGATGCCGCTGAGCCGATGGCGAAGTACTACGCCGCAGCAAACCCGCAAGCCATCCTTGAGCTGCTCGCCGAGCGCGACGCCCTTCTCGCTGAGCGGGATGGGCTTCTTGGCGAGCGTGACCGGTCTGCCCGGGCTTCTGCTGACGTTCTTGCCGAGCGTCGACGCCAAGTCGAACGGGAAGGATGGACGCCTGCCCATGACGACCTTTACGACGCTGCCGAGCTACCGCGCGCAGCAGCGGCCTACGTGCTCAACGGCGCCAACGACGAGGCGCCCTGCATCTGGCCATTCCACTCGAAATGGTGGAAGCCACGCGATGCCCGGGCGAACTATGTCCGAGCCGCCGCGCTGCTTCTAGCTGAGATCGAACGCATCGACCGCGCCGCCCTGCAAGGAGCCCAGCCATGACCCTAAAGAACATAGCCGGAGCCTTTCTCCTGTATGGCGGGGTGGCTCCTTTCTTAGCTGGTCTCGCCTACGTGGCGCTGCTGGGGGGTGTGTGATGGCGTCATCGTACCAACGAGCCCGCCGCTACGCCTTCTGGCGCGGCTTCTCAATCGCCCTTGTGGCGTTCACAGGCTGGGTTGTCGCATACGGCCTGGCAGATCGAATCACCAACGGGGCGCCGCTATGAGTAATCAGATGAAAGAGATCGACTGGAGCAAGGCGCCTGTGGATGCGACCCATTACAACCAGTTCGCCCGCACCTGGATCAAGCATCTTGGCAGCGGAATCTATCAGTTTCTTCAGGGCGACGAATGGAGCATGGGCTTTGGCTGTATGGACAGCCGTTACATTGAACGACCAAAGCCGGAACCATGGTCAGGCGAAGGCCTGCCGCCAGTTGGGACGGTGTGTGAGTACCAGAGGAATGACGTCTCTTACCGGCAAGAATGGGTAAAGGTCACTACAAAGTACTTCGGAAAGGAAATGGTTGTTCTTGAGCACTCTGCCAGTGGCGAAGAGTACGTTGAGCAGGCCGCTAGCTGCGTATTCCGCCCCACCCGCACGCCAGAGCAGATCGCTGCCGAGGAACTGAAGGCTGCAATCGACGAAATGTCAGAAGTCACCCAAGGGGCACACGATTGGCTGCAAGCCTTCCAGAAGCTCCACTTGGCCGGCTACCGCAAGGTGACCCCATGAACCGCACCCACACCATCCCCTACGACGACACGCCTACTGGGCACACATACGCAGCCGCCAATATCGCCATGGGCCTATTCGGAATCGCCGGCCTGTTGCTTTACGGCCTGGCCGCCGAAGCCATGATCGATTACCTGTTTTACTGGAGCCAGCCATGATTGACCAAGCATCGATTGAAGCCCGTCGCGCTCTTAGCGAGGAGATTGCAGCAAAGGTTGCAGCGTGGGAGGCCGAGAACGGTCCGGTTCAGACGCTTCCGATCCACACCGATGACAAGCGCGTTCCGTATCGCATCAGCTGCCCTGAGCGAAAAGAGGCCGCGCAGAGCAAGGCGCGCAACAAATTGGTTGAGCATCGGTCGGCCAATCGCAAAAACAATTCAGAGCGCATCGCTGCTATGTTGCACCTTGGTGTACCTGTTGCTATAATTTGCACACGCACCGGGCTTTCACAGCGTACGGTGCGACGGATCATTGCAGAGGATGGGCTTCAATCATGCGACCCAAAACCCAAATCTGGCTGCACAAGCCGACCAACACCCGCCACTACATCGCCGGATCGAACGGTGCCGCCTTCCTGATGCAGGCGCTGAGCCGACAGCCGCGGTACGCCACTGAGGCGGAACTGAATAACTCTGAAATCTGGGGGAAAGTATGACTGAGCATGAATTGAAGGAAATGAAGAACCTCGGCGCTGAGCTGGGGGCGGCGAAGGCTGAGTGCGATAGGCTGCGCGAGGTACTTAGCGGCATTGCTAACCTGCCCATGTACCGATGCAGCACCGAGAACGACTATCGCCTGTCTGCTGCGAAGGCAATGGCTCTAGGAGCCCTAACCCAGCAGGCCGAGCCGGTAGAGCCAGCCCCGGCGCAGGATGAGCTATGGGCCGTCCACGCCCAAGGGCCGGACGAGCTGTACGCCGCATTCGGCCGAGATGATGCCGAGCAACACGCCGCAGCGCTGAATGCACTGCCGATGCCGGCTGGCATTCAGGTATCGGCGACGGTCATCGCCTCGCCCTGGTCCGCTGCCGAACATTGGAAGTACTTGGCAGAGCAGGAGCGCGAGCATGCGGCTGAGCTGAAGGCTCGGGCCGCGCAGACCGAGCAGCATCCGATGGCATACGCCGTGTTCGCCGCAAACGGCAACGTGGTCTGTTTCTCGACGCAGCGTGACCATCCGAGCCTGACGAATCTGGAGAGCGAGGGAAAGGCGGTCATTTCACTCGCCCCCATCGCGCAGACCGCCCCGCAAGGCAAGTTCCGCATGGGCGACCTCGTGAAGAAGTCCACCGGCAGCGAGTGGGTTGGCCGCGTGGTTGGCTGGTACTCGACCGGGCAGACGCCAGAGGGCTACGCCGTAGAGAGCGAGGCCCACGCCGGCAGCGTGCAGATTTACCCCGCCAAGGCGCTGGAGGCAGTCGAATGAGCAAGGTATTGGTTGATCGGGAGCTGTTGGAAGTTATCGAAATGACCTGGCGTGTGACTCACCCGCACGCCGGCTGCTTCAACGAGTTAGGCCGGCGAAAGATCGAAGAGGGGCTGTGTAAAGTGCGCGCCATTCTTGAAGCCCAGCCCGCAGAGGCGGGAAGGCCTGGCGACTGGGAATGGCTGAAACTGATGGCAGAGGTTGCCGAGCAAGATAGGCCTTGGGGTCCTCGTCTCGGTATGACGGATGTCGAAATGGCATATGCCCAATCAGCCAGCCCGTCAAAGGTGCTGGAACTGATCGCCGCCCTCTCATCCGTGACCGCCGAGCGGGATAGCCTCCTACAGTTCAAGGCCGCCCACCTCGAATGGCACGAGAAGACAGAGTGGGTGCAGGAGACTGCCCAGGTACACGAACCCGGGAAGCACCGCGCCGACGTGCTCAAGGATCGGATCGACCAGCTCCGCGCCGAGGTCGAAATGATGCGGGAGGATGCAGAGCGGTGGCGCTACGTCAGCCTCCAGGGCGACGACACGCACTGGCTCAACCTGCTGCGCGTCGATCTGGAAGACTTCGGCGGCAACATCAATGCTGCGGTAGATGCGCTAATTGACGGCGATACGCCTGTCACTGCTGCGAAGGAGGCGTAATGGGCATCACAACGAAAACCATAACCGTCTGCTGCTGTGATGTTTGCGGATCGGAGTGCGTGCCGGAAGACGGCGAGGTCCGCGTACAGGTAAACAGTGGCGACCGCGACGTTGGGCCAGCGCATATCCGTGGCGTCTTGGTGTTCGATCAGCCATACGGCTGCACAAGCGGCATTGTGTGTCGTCCGTGCAAGCTCAAGTGGCTGGCGGTTTATCTTGAGCGCGAAGCTAAGACCACCTGAACCCAAGTCAGGTAGTCACCCCTAACCCCACCCAAACACACAGCCTGCCGGCGATCCCGGCAGGCATCACCTGCAAACAGACTCATAAGCCGCCTGGCAGCTCAATCCTCTTGCTCTAGCCTCTTCATAAGCTGCAGCGAGCGTTCGCGCTCGTTCGTCTGCGCGCTGATACAGTCCGGCGAGCATATCGATGGTCTGTCTATCTGTTTCGCGCTGGGTGGCAGCGCTGGACAGCTCACGGCGGGCGTTTGAGCGTATCGAGTCGAGTTGTTGGCGCAGCCGGTCTGCAGAATCGTCAGCGCCACGATCAGCAACGCGCACGGCTTGAATGATTTGTTCGCCATCGGCGGATACCTTGTCTATGGCCGTCAAGCGGCGCTTTTGTTCTGCTAAGGCTTCGGTTATCGCAACCTCGGACGCCTGTGCATGTTTGGCAATTAGCCCGTTATGCTTTGCGTCCCAGTAGTTGTCGGTGACATACCAGGAGGCCAGGGCTCCTATAAGCGCACTAGCCAGAATGTGCCATGACATCCGCGACCCTCCTAACCCAGCCCTTGCCGAACGTGGAGAATGTCCCAAGGCTAGCAAGGAACGTAAGCCGAAGCGCAGCGTACCTGAGCGCCAAGCCTCTCTCGCTCACTGCTACAGTTCGAAGTGTATTAGGCCCAATGATCCCGTCGGAGGTTGCGCCAGCCGCCGTCTGCAGCCATTTAGAAGCCCTTGTGACCCCGGAGTTAACCGCGCTATCGAAGTGAATCAGTCGAACAGAGGCGGGAAGTTGATCGCACTTAGCTTTTTCCCAGTAGTCGCGACGGTAGATTTTTTGGACTAAATCCATAGGAATGCTGCGCATATCGCCTTGATATCCAGCCGATCTAGCAACGGCAACCGTTATTCCGTAATTTGTCTCACCGCCAGGATCTGCCGGGTTGTTGACGTAGCCGCCCTCATGCCGCAGCACGTGCGTCAGTGCCTCTTCAAACGTCATCTTGTAGGGCCTCCTGTTTGATGGTGCGCGCCACTGCCGCAGCCACGCCAACTAGCGCGGACAGGCCTGCGAACACACCCTGCGGGACAACCTGGCTAAATGCTGGAAGTGCGATCTCTAGCGCTGACAGAGCTGCAGACAGGATCGCTAGGCGAATGCTCCAGAACTTAGGAGCCTTGTGGATATCGTCAATCATTTTCACTGCGCCACCTTTTTGATAGGGCGGCACTCAAACCCGGTGCGCTTGTTGGTGAATGCCCCCGCATGGCGGCACTCGTTGGCAATGTCGGCCCTAGTCGATTCCTTTGCAGTCACCGCGCCCGCCACCGCTCCAACCATCAAGCAAAACGGTATCGCCACAATCCATGCAGCCCATGACGGCATGTCAGCCCCCTATGTACTTTAGGATTGCCGGACCGGCCTGGAAGAGAAACCACATTGCCCCAGCGCCCAGCAGCATTCCGTTCACGGTGTTGAACCCCCTGCGGATTTGCTCACCTTGACCGCGCAATTGGTTTTCGATTTCGGGAAGGCGCGCAATGGATACCTCTAGCCGAGAAAGGCGCATTGGCGCATCTTTGTGCGCCTCTTCAAGGGAAGCCACCCGATGGTTGATCGTGTGCACTTCTCGCTCTAGAGAGTTAAGTCTCGGAGGAATTGTGTTCAAGTCTTCCACCACTTGTCGCTTCCCGAACCGATTAGAATGGCGTAATGGTAGCACGCGAAAAAGCCATATAAACGTCATTCGTCCGAGAAAGCCAGATTATTGACATATGATATGACCTTTTCTTGGCGGTTCAGTTCAGAAACGAGTGTTGCCGCTTGTGCGTAATCGAGGCAACGGAGTAGCGCCACAATGGTTATCTGCACCGAAATAGGCAAATAGCGGAACAGTCGAACCAGAATATCCAACGTTGCTAGCCGAGTTGTCACGGAACTGATTGCCCCAGCTTGGGCACTCTCCGCCAGGCTTCGTGCACGTCGACCCTTCGCAGAACCAGTCGCTATAGATGGCCGTGTCACCGCAGCGTGTGAACTCGTTCAATCGAATGATGTTTTCGTTCGACCTGTCGCGAGTCCTGATTGGATCGCCGCCGCAGTAGGTAAAGCGGTTCTCTTCAATCAAGTTTCCGCAGCTGTGGTGTGCCAGGTAGGCCGCATGGATATGGCCGCCATACGATCCATTGTTTTCTAGCCGGTGCGCCTGGCTTTTCCATATCTTAGAGTTGCGCACGTTGACCATGCGGAATGCGCCGGCCCCGTACTCGCCCGAGGCATACTTGCTGCCGATCCTGTCAACGTAGATTCCGCGCAGCTCGACATTGCCGACCCAGCCGTTCGCCTCATCGTTCCGGTCACCAGCGACTACGATTCCATTGAGTGAGTTGCTAACGCGGAAACCTGCAAAGCGCAGGTTGCTAGGCTCGCCGCGGCGCGTCGGCATGATCTTTAGCAGGTCATTGGCCAATCCGTTTCCGTTAAGCCTCGCCACCGTTGAGCCAGGGCCTCGGACGTGAGTCATAAAGTCCGGGTTTGAATACCGCCAGACAATCGACTGATTGACTACAACATCACATTCCGGCAGCCAGACTGTAACCTCTTCTTCTGGCTGAAGGCTATCCAGATGAGCGCTTGCCTTTTCCAGTGTTCGCCACGGGGAGCCAGGCGTGCCAGCTGCAGAGTCGCTACCGCTGGCCAGATCGACATAGAAGTTAAGCATCGCCACCTTCCGGCCATGGGTTAGCAGACTGGATTTCAGAATAGCGAGCAGACCCGGCGGCTCGGACAGCATCTATCTCGGCCTGATCAGCGCCCATTGAGCGAAGACGTGACGCCTCGGCAAAATAGCGATCAGATCCGGTTATCGGGTCCGCATAGGCGCGTAAGCGAGCCGCCTCTACCTCGGAGCGGCTGGGGACGGTGATCGGCGTAGCCGCATCCGAAAACGAAGAGCCATCGTAAAGCATGCCGACCAGCACACCAGGCGCTGCTTCTACCCACTCAATGTCTGGATGAAACCGGCCGGCCGGATCAATATCAGTTACTTCGGAAACCCGCCCTCTCTCAATAAGTGCCCACATATCACCACTCCACGATTACGATGCCGTTCCCACCAGAGCCAGCCGTTCCGGTTAGCAATGATCCGCTACCACCAGCGCCGTACCCACCATTCAATCCGGGCTGAACGGTTCCTGCCTGCCTTCCTCTTCCCCCTCCGCCGAGAATACTTGATCCGCCTGCGCCGCTCATAAATATCCCTGAGCCAATCCCATTGGCTTTGGCAACACCACCTTGCCCGGTGACGTTAACGTCACCGCCAGAAGCGGTGCCGCCAGCGCCAGCGCCAGTGGATAGAGCCCCTCCGCCACCCGTGGCCGAGCAAAGCTCGCCAAAAGAAGAACTCCCGCCACTTCCTCCAGATAACCCGCTTCCAGCCGGCGCGCCGCCTGCGCCTACAGTAATGGAAACAGAAGAAACGCCGGTCAGATTAACTATCTTGATGGCTGCTCCAGCACCACCGCCACCGCTGCCGCTATCTTCGTCATTCCTGGCACCTGCACCGCCGCCGCCAACAACGGTAACCTTGGCTTTGAGCAATCCAGACTGCAGAACAGCTGGGACTGACCAGTTAGTTACGCCAGTGGTTGTGAAGACAGCGATGTTCTGCCCGGCAATCGGAACAACGGAGATATCATCCCAGCTTGCCGCAACGCCTGGCTCTCCGTTGTTGTTGATGGTGTTCGAGCGCCAGAAGCGGTCGGAGTGATACACCCGAGCATTGATCGGATAGGGCGCCATATCAGAAGACCAAAGCGCAGCGCCGTTCTTCTGAATCTCGCCAACTGCATCCGTCACGTCGAAGAACAGCTGATTGGTTTCGTCGCGCGGCACGTCCTTGGCGTTTACCGGATCGACGTCGCGGTCAAGCTCATAGTCAGGACCAAAGCCCTGCGTATAGCTTACGCTGCCGTCAGGCTGAAGCGCGTCCGGGACGACTGCCTTGTCGCCCGTAGCCGCGAATGGAATAGCAAATTTCTTGGCCATATATCAGGCTCCAAATGTTCCGTTATTAAAGTTCTTGCGGTATGGGCCAAAGCCCCATGCCGGCCGCTTCTCTACAATCCAGCGCACACCCACGCCTGAAGGCCTCGGTAGCAGGTCGTAATTCCGTAGAATGAATTGCGTCTGGCTAGAAGGCTGGTAGTTGAACACGTAGACGATGAATTCCATGTCTAGGGTGTCGTATGCGTAAACCTTCTCATCACCCGTGTTTACTACCGACTCTAGAACCTCGTTGATGTAGTAAGCGGTCGGCCTGGTCAGAAGCTGCGCAAGGCGTAGCTTTATCACCATGCGCTTTTGCTCGAGGTTAAGTCCGATACTGCCAGACCGGTTACGACCGAATCCGCCATTGCCGAAGTTCTGCCGATTAGGGCCAAAGCCCCAAGAGCCATTACCGGTGGTTGGCTCTACGCCGACGTACAGGTTGACGTCCAGGATGCGCGACCACACCGACAGCCCGAAGTCGTTGGCGGTGTCGATATCGAATACGTCCCGATACCAGTCGCGCCAAAACTTGTTGTGGTTTTCTTCAATCCAGGCCTGCTGCTTCTGGATCAGGCGAACGAACTTGTCGGCGTTCTCGTACTGCCACAGGATCGCCGGCATGACGTTAATGTCGTTGTCGAACTCCTGAATGCGATCACTCATACAACCGTTACCAGAATTGAAGAGCGGCTGATCCTGGCCACCTCGTCCAGACCGATCGGAAGCTCATCGCTTGACCATGTGGCTCCAGAGTCGGTGGATAGCTCGACCTTCCGAACAAAGATCGACGGCTCGACCTGATGGAGCGCGCCGGCCAGCTCGAACGGCGACACGTCGTTGCCAACTGTAAAACCGCGGTCGCCCTCAATCTCGCCGTCACGGTACGCGATCATGGCGTCAGGGATGATGTTCTGCGCGTCAAGCGTTGTCGGCGCGATGGTGAAGCGCACGAACACAAACGTTTCGGCGGGGCGGTCGAATTGAACAGGGATGATCTGTCCGCTTCGAGGCTGAACGGCCTGCACCGTAACGGCGCCGTTATAGCCGGCGCCGTCCGTCTTCTCGCGCATCAGAACGAAAGCGATATCGGCATCAGAGCCGCCGTCGACGCACGCATAAATGCTGTGCGGCTTCATCTCGATCCCGTCGATGATTTGCGTGGTCGACGCGATGTTCTCACGGAACGACAGAGACTGGACACCATCCACGCTGTAAAGCTCGGAGATGATCGCCTCAGCCGTAGAGATGGTCTGAAGCGCAAGCGTCTGGCGACGGCGCAGCCTGGCTGGTATGTCGCCCTCACGGAGCTTTCCCGGGATGGCTGCGGCAGGGTTGGTGACCGTTTCCCAGCCGAGGATGCCAGACGCAATAGAGTCAAGGCCGCCGATGGGCACATTGATCGGTCCCGGCTCCAGCGCTCGGAAGTCAGCCGTAACAGATGCGCCCGGCCCGATTATAACCGTGCTCGTGGTGACGAACTGAACGCCAGTCGCCGACACAGTGGCCACACTGCCAGCCGGAATGATCGTGTTAGGGGTGCCGGTCAAAACGACGCCCAGGAGGCGGGAGAATTCCCCTGCGCGCCTGGTGCCGCCCGTGAACCGCCAGAGCGCATCAAGGAACACGCCTCCGGCCATGTCTGGGTTGATCTGGTTCGCCAGCTCGGCGTTGTTGCGCGCTACGCCGTCCCGTGTCTCGGTCAGCATCGTGACCAGACCGCCTTGCGGGGTGGCAGGGTCAAGCGGCATGTCAGAGCCGAAGATTTCCCGGAACTCTGCCTCTACCTGCGCGCGCGTGGTCGACGTGTCGGGGACGATCACGCCTTCAGTGGTGATGTATCGGAAGTCAGCCATTGATGGTAGCCACGCCGCTAGTTGTGCGAATGGTCGCAGTATAAACCAAAGTGTCAGAAACTTGGCGAGCGGTAACAGTCAAAACTTCGATTACGTCAGGCGCTTGACTTATGCGCTCACGGATCGCCGCTTCGAACTGAGGGATAGTCGGCGGAACAGGCGAGAACGCCAGCGGGAAAAAAGGCACGCCTTCATCGATTTCGTGGATCATCTCGCCTCGCGAAGTGGCCGCGAAGTGCCGCGCCTCCTGCGCCTCGCCGATCAGGCCTTCAGCAATAACAAGGTTGCCGGCGTCGTCCTGTACGAAGTCGTTATCTTCATCGACTAGGAAGGTTCTCATGGTGTTGGCGCTCCAGTTGGCGACACGGGTCCGCTAGGCGCAGTAGGCGAGCCCGTGTGCGTGTGCGTGCTGCCTATGTTGATTCCATTATGGGTTAGTCCGGCAGCGTCCAAGCGCAGCACCTGGTCCCCCACGCGAAGCTCTATGGCGTTCTGCGCGATAGACACAACGCTGTTACCGTCTAGGCTCTGCAGCGTCATAGCTTCTATGTCTGCGCCAGCCACAGACCATCCTTTGATGGTGTCAGGGTAGAACATAGCGTCGCTGAAATTGTGGCGGCGCTTTGTATTCGGCCAGTCCTGCAGTCCCCCGCGCTGCATAACCAGCGATATATCCCGGTCGTTCGCCTTGATCCATCCGAAATCCCCAGCCTTTACCGGATGGCGAATGAAAAATCCGCCCGCTCCGTATCGGAAAACCGGGATATTGGTGACCTTCGCCCTCGCGCGCTTGCTCCCGTCGGTAGTGCCGATCATGACCAGCGGCTGCACAGTGGCGCGATTGCTGGCCTCGTCATACGAAACCACGACTGCCGGAAGCATGTCGTCGAGATTGTCGCGAACCCAGCCTGCCATATAGGCATCCAGCTGGCCCGGAAGGCTTCCTTCGTTCGCGCTGTCTGCGTTCGGCTTGTTCATAGTCTTGTGCACTGCGCCTGGTAGAAAAACGGATCTTCGTCGGTTGCCACGTCGAACTTGAGCTGGTCGATTGAATAGTCGCCGTTAAGCGACTTGTTCATGCGACTGTCGAGCCTAAGCATACCGCCTAGGCGCGTCTCTCGGTCGATCAGGAACGTAACGTCAAGGCCCTTCTCGGTGGCCTTGGGGATTCCGACCAGCCCGCTATCCATGTTGAGCACGCGCACGGCGCCACGGATCACTGATCCGGCGTCCTTTACGATCATCAGCTCATCATCAATGAATGCACGCACGCGCCCCATCTCCTCCAGGCGACGAACCAGCTTGAGCGTCGGGCCGCTGAATGACCAGTTTGCGACGTTCTTGTCTGCGGCCTCAAACAGCAGCCCCACGCCAACCTCCTGCGCGACCTGTTGAGCGATCACGGACAGGCGGGAGGTAGCACCAAACGACACGGACGACACGTCCATAGCCTTCGCGTTCTCGGTCTTGGCCTTGATAATCACATCAACGTCTGGTGGCGGGCTAGGCTCAGCGCTGGTTATATCGCCAATAAAAAGGCGGAACGTGCCGAAGGACTCGCGCCCAACGTCAATAATAAGTCGTTTTGGCTGTCTGCTTGGATTGTAAGGGCTTGTTGACGTCAATAACCTGTCGCGAGTATCCATAGACAGGCCGCTTATCGTCACCGTGCAATCGTTCTGCAGGGGGTTTGCGTACTTTGTTCCGCTGGCCTTTACGCGTAGGCCGTCGTACCAGTTTATTCGCCCTGATATCTCGATCCCCACGCGGATGATTCGCCGGTCAACTTGGTCAACCATTGGCTAGCGCCTCCATCTCTTCTGGCGACCAGTAGAACAACTGCTGAGTCAAGCCGAATCGATTCCAGTCTGGCAGGCGTTCATTCTGCGTGGTCAGCATCAGGTTACCGTGCCGCAGTCCGATGTAGGGGTACGGGATAATGAAGTCGTCGCCGGGGATTCGCGTGCCAAGTATCACCACTTCGTCATTGATGGTGATATCCATAATCATGCTAGTCACGGCCTGGGCAACGCGGATATCCCAGCGGTTGTCGTCCAGCGTGAACGATAGCGACTGATTGGGAACCGCCTGCAGTGGAATCAAGCGCATCAGTTGAATACTCCCGACAAAATACTGCCCTTGCGGCGGGCTTCTGTGCCTTCCGTATCGGTGGTCTGTTGCTGGCCGCGCGGGATAGTAGACGACTGCGCCGGATTGCGCGTGGTGCCAAGCGGCAGCTCGCCATAGACGGGGCGCACGGTTCGCCACTCGATGAACCGGATATCAACTGTGACGCCTAGCAGGTTCTCTATCGACTCAGTGTGCGGCATCGCCTCAATGACCATGCTTGAGTAGCTGTTGACGCGGCTCTGCACGATCAGAATGCGGTCTTCTAGATACGCCTGGCGCAGAGTCTCGAATACCGGCTTGGTGTTCTCCGTGATCATCATGCGACCGGTGATGATGACCGGCAGCTTAATCGAGTGGTCAGAGCGTGAAGATCCATCCTCAACCTGAAACTGGGTGTATTTCTTTTCATCAAGAATGTCGAGATTCATCACGCGGGCGCCGGTAAACAGCACCTCGAATGTCTCGTTGTCGTAGATCGCTACCAGGTCGGTCATCGGTCGATACCCGTTGCTGTCTCAGCCTCAAGCGCCTTGAGCTGAACGGAAAGGTCGCTGCTGATGGACTGGCTAATGCCCTGCGAATCGGTCGCTTGGGTCTGCACGGTCACCTGACCGATCTGAACGTTCTGCTCGCGGTTGTTGTTGGCAGTGTTGCTGATGGCGCTGCTCGATATCGAATTCATTGGGTTGGCGCCTGCAACGGCCAGCTGCTCGTTAGCAGAGGCAATGTCCACGTCTCCACCAATCCCTAGCCAGCCGCCCACCTTCGACAGGCCGGCAGATACCTTACCGATCCCGCTCATTACGCCACCAAACACGGCAGCCCACATATCGGCCACCAGCTTGAAGTAAGCGATTATCCCGTCGAAGGCAAGTTTCATGGCGTCGGCCCACATGCCGACCGCCTTGCCCAGGAAGTCGAACGCAACACCGCCCCACTCCATCAGCGTGCGGAAGGCTGCAGCCACCATTTCAACCATGGACGCTACCAGCGGGTACTTCTCTACCATCTGGCCAATCAGCGAGTCGTTGCCGTCGATGAAGTTCATGATGTCGTCGTAGATGAGCGCGAAAGCCGCAGCGGCAGCGATGATGGCGGCACCAATGGCAATGATTGGCCAAGTTGCGGCAAGGGTGGCAGCGGCGGCGCTGATCATGGCTGGTAGGTATACAGCGGCGACCACAGCTGCGATTGCAGCGAAGAACCCGACCACGAAGTCTTTATGCTCGCCTGCCCAGTCGACAATGATCGTCAGCCACTCGACGCCCTTAATGATCGCCGGCAGAAGGGCGTCCATAATGCCAAGCCCTGCGCGCTCCATTCCGCCGCGCAGTGCGTTCATGGCTGTATCCAGCTTGCCAGCCTGAATCGCCATCTCTTTCGTGATGACGCCCTGTTCTTTGTGCGCCCTGGTTGTGTTCTCGATTTCCTTGCGGCCCTTAAGGATCAGCTCAACCGTCTTCGGGTCAGTGATCTGCAGCTGCTTGAGCGTAAAGCGAGCCTGCGCCTTGTCCATTCCTTCAATGGCGCCAGCTACGGCCAGGATGCCATCCGAAGCGTTGAGCGCGTTACCCTCTGTGTCCTTAAGGTTCACGCCTAGCGCGGCAAAGGTCTTGGCCTGCTGCGACTCTGTGTTGCTGAGCGCCTGGCCGATAGACTCGGCCATCTTGACGAAGGTCTGCTCGGCGCCTTGCGCGGTGCCCCCGGTGTCTTCCACAGAGCGGCGGAAAGCATCCATGTCTTCAACGGCTACACCGATCGATTCTGAGGTTTGATTCATAAGGTGAACCATCCCGGCGCGCGCAATGGCGCCGTTAATGGTCTGCCCAATTGATACGGCAGCAGTTAGCGCGCCGAGAGCCTTAGCAGCAAAGCCAGCCATTGACGCGCCGGTCTTGCCCGCCTGGTCATCAGCCTTCTTCATAGAGTCGACAAGCTCGTCCGTAGACTTGCGTGTCTCGTCTACGCCACCCTTCGCCTTGGAAGTGTCGGCTTCGAACATGATTGTGAAAACATCAAGGATCATCTGCCGCCCTTCCGCTTGGAGTGCTCGACTGCTAGAGCCTCATTGTACTTGTTAACCGTTGCGATTTCCCAAAGGTTCAGCGCTTCTTCGAGGTCGATTGTGGTTTTAAGCTCTGTCCATCCTGCAAAGCCTGCTGTAACGATGGCGGCAAAGAGGCCATCAACGTTGAGATAGTCAACGGTAGGTATTTTTGAATGAGGGAGGCGAGGAAATCGCGGCTGCCCTCTTTCCCGAAAAAATCGGTGTTGTACCTCAGCATCTCGAATTCGATCTTGATGAGCGACTGGCCGTCAGGCACGTGGTTGTCGATGAGTGCCTGGGTCTTCAGGCGCAGCGGCTCATCCATCGCGCGAGGCACGGCAACGTAGCCCATCATTAGCCGCATGGCCTCCGTGCTGACTCCGTAGTCGCCAAGCTTCGGCGCGTTCGCTACCGGGTATTTTGCAAGAACCTCACGGCCAACAGTGGCCGGCAGGCGGGAAATGATGAAGGTCTTTTCGTCACCATCCAGATCGGCGATGGTTATTTCCTTCGGCTTGATCAGGTCAGACATGCATTGCTCCTTGGCAGTGCTCCTAATGATTCCAGCGGAAAGCCCGGAGCGGAGGCCTTGTCAGATGCGCATCCTATCCGCTGGAATGCTCGTTACCGGCGTGGCCGGGTGTTTTTTACGCCAGCAAACATCAGTGTGTATGCCTGCGAAGCAACTCGACCGTCTGCCGAGGAGCCGAACCCGCCTGGACCGCTGGTGATGATGCCTTCGGTAAGCGTAGCGGTGTGACCGCTAGGCATAGCCTGGCTAAGCGTGATCTCGTCACGGTTCACGATCTTGCCACGGCCCGCTGCGTTAGCCTCGAACAGCACGGCCATGTTCTCCGCAGCCGGCGTGCCAGGGGTCAGGTTGAACGTGATTTCGATTGGAGCCAGCAGCGCGCGGGTCACCGGGTTGCCGTTAATGTCCAGCTCCATCGACGCAATCTCACGATCAGCGAAGGTGAACGGATCTGCGTCGGTGGCGAAGGCATCAATCGTGAAGCCCTCGGGGAAAGTCTCGGAGGCTCGGAGCAGGAACTCGGAGCCAATTGCGCTAACGTCAGCCATGGGTAAGGCTCCTTATACGATCAAGTTATGAGAGCCTTCGACCTTGCGGACGCCCTCGTTTGCGGAATAGATCAGGGTGTACTGCAACACGTACTCCATCAGGTTTGACGGCCCGGTCACGCGCTCAATAGTGGCGTCAGCCCAATAGCCGGAGTTGAACACCTGATGGAACGCCAAGGGGTCACCAGTAATCGATTCAATCTCGATGCGCTGAGTGGCGTTCAGTTCCTTGCCCGGAATGATCGTGCCATTGAAGATCGCTTCGTCGGCGGCTTCGTTGACAATGATCAGTCCTTCGAGTCGTCCCTTATTGGCGGCCGGCACAATGCCGCGCACGAGCAGAAGGTTAAGGAAGTTGGACGCCAGCAGCGACTTCAGCCACTGCTCGTTGAGGTGCACGCCCATGTCGAGCGGCGCAGTCGCAGGCCCCATCAAATAGCCGCGCTGGAAGAACGAAATGTTCTGCCCGTACATGGCCGTCTGGCCGTAGTAGTTCACTCGCAAGGGGTCGTACAGGTTCGCCGCCTGGCTGGTCGTGACGTCTGCGGTCATCGTCACTTGCGGGCTGCGGAACATGAAATTTACGGCGGCATTTTGACGGTTGTAGTTGACCGACGCGGCCACTGCCTGCGGGATCGCTTCCTTGTACTGACCAGCGGTGCCATTCAGGATCAGTCCGTTGGACGCGGTTCCGATCATCGCGGCAGACCATAGCGCGGCAGTGGCGTCGGTCACGCTCCAGTAGTGCTGATACTTGACGTTCTCGCCCGCGATGTACTCGGCTAGCGGGATAGCGTCGTCCAGCGCGATGACCGAACCAAAGCTAGAGGTTCCGAACGAATCTGACACCTGCTCAGCGCGCTGGAAGGCCTCAAGCGGAGTCTGAGCCACGGTGCCCGGCGACAGGATGCGGCCAACCTGGGTCAAGCCGAGCTGGGTAGCAAGCGTGCCATCGGTAACGATGACTTCAGCGTTCGCCACGGTGGCGCCAGTGATCTCGAAGATGCCGTCAATGGCGTTGTAGGTCACCAGCGCAGTCGTGTACTGGTCGCCACCTTCAGCGCGGATCGCTGCCTGAATGATGCTGGCGACGTCTGCGTAAGTCAGGGCGGTGGAAAAGTCCAGTCCGGTTACCGTGACAGGCGCGTCGCCAAGCTGAATGGTCAGCTCGCCAGCGACTACCCCCTGAATCGTCGACAGCGCTGCAACGCTATCCGAACCGTAGATGCGCGGGGCGCGGCCAGTGGGCGCATAGGCTGCGAACTTGAGAGCGCGCGGGCGAGAGGCGGGAGCCGGAGACACGTAGCCGAAGTATTGGCGGGCGAAAGCAGCTTCAGCGCTGGTCGAGCCAAAGTAGTCATCAGCACCCCCGCTCACGACTTCAATCTGTGCGCCTACTGGAACGCGCGGGTCTTCGGTAAAGCGCAGGCCGATCAGCTCACGCTGGGGCACGAGCGCCGCACCAGCGACAGCGCTGGTGATCTCGACATATCGGGTTGATTTGATCGGCATTCTCTAGCCCTCAGACTCTATGGATTACGGCCTTGGTCGACGTGACCTCTGGCGCTTCTGTTGTGAACTGTACGGTGTGGGTTATCGTTACGTCGAAGCTCGGCACCATCTCGAATTGGCCTCGATCATTGACGATGTAAGGCCTACGAATCGCGGTCACCCGACGAACCCCTGCGCCCGCAAACTGCTCGCCGAGCGCGTCAATAAACTGCCTCGATTGTAGCGCCATTGATGCGGCGCGACAAATATCCGTTGCGGTCGGCATCGTCAAGTCTTCCGTCTCCGGCGCCACTACTGATAGCTGCATGGTAGTCGCGTAGATTTGTCCTTCTGTTAGCTCGCCTGTCTCTCCATCCTGGCCGCGCTGGTAGTTGCGCGACTGCCACCCCTCTGCCTGCTCGTCTAGAGCGTGGAAGTAGATAGCCGGGCCTGTCTCGCGCCCCTCGCTGTCTGGCTGATTACTGGCGATCACAGGAACGCCAGAAACGCCATAAAGAGGCATGATGGCCAGTAGCTGTGCGCGCAGGAAGGCTCTGATCTCGTTGTCAGTCATGGCAGAGGCTCCGGCTCAGGCGGAACGTAAGGTCCAATGTCGATCACAAGCACCTCTGACCAGCCGTCCTGGTCGTACCAGTCAGCCACGTCCTGAACGTCATACAGCCGACCGTTATGGGCGAACCGATCAGGTGAGGCGCCGCGCTTGATGCCGTCGACTGGCGTGCGAATCCAGATGTTTTTGTATTCCTTGGCCATGTCCAGGCCAAGCTGTTCGTATTTCTTGGCGTCAACCGGCTGGAAGCTCGCGCGGTACTCGACCGGATCGGCATAGCTGGTCACCCACTTGCCGACGGCGTTTTGCGTGCGGCCAGTTGCGCGGATGAACAGCACGCTCTGCTGAGCGATGGCGCCGAATGCGACGGCCAGGACGTTTATGCCGGGGATCATTTATCCGTCACCTTGCTTTCCACGCTGGATAGGAGAACGCCCGTATCAACCAGCGGCTTTGTGCTGGTGTTGCGCGGCTTGTTGGTTCGATGTAGGCGAGCGTAGATGGTCGAATCTGCCAATGCCGGCGACATGATCGAGATGATTTTATCTTTGACGTCACCAGCTGCGGCCATCCCGAACGCCTCAAGCATCTGCTCGGTTGTCATGCGGTCGGCGAGTACTTGCTTGGCGCCCATGGCCAGAGTCTGGCGCCAGGCTGCGCGCTTCTCGGCCATTGTTGAGCGCATGAATGAGCGTGGAGGGATAGGTCCGTGCCCGAACTCTTGGATCGCTGCCACGTAAGCAACCGGCGTCCCGTCGGGATAGTGCGCTGTGTCGAAGAAGCCGACCTGTCCGCGCTTTCTTTCGAGGTCACGCACGGACTGCGCCAGGCGATCAAGCCCGCCACCCTTTCGGGTTACCTTAGCCATAGCCGGCCACGATTCGGGAAGTTGCCACCTACGCGCCGAAACGCCGCGCGCTCTGGAGCGCCGCCGACATACATCCCGCCAGACGAACACCGCGCCAGCATTGCCGCCAACTGCGCCCCGTATGGAGTACCGAACAGCCAGAACTTATAGGCGCTGGTTCCCGATGGCGGGGCGTGGAACGATACCGACACGCCGCCGACGGTCGCAGAGGCTAGCGGGCCAGATCCTGCCCCGCCTCCCTCTTGTGCGGCCTGGATCTGCAGAAGGTGCGCGACCATCAGAAACCACATGGCTTCCTCACAGCCGCAGCCATGCGCCGTGACCAGGCACAGCGCCTGCTCTGCCCATGCGTTTACCGTGTCGTCAGGCACGGAATCGAACACCGGGTAAAGCAAGCGGAACTGCGCGAGGTCGAAGGTCATGGCTTAGTCGTCCTTCTTGGCGCGGGTACGGGTGCCAGTCTTGCGCTCGACCACTTCGGCGTCGGCCTCGGTATCTGGAGCGGAGTCATCGGCGCCCTGCATCTGGGTCACGACCTGCTCGACTTCGACTTTCTTCTCTTCCCAGCGCAAGAAGCCGTTCTTGTGGTGCAGTTCGAAGATGCGGTTCTTCTTCAACTGCGCCAGCTCGGAGTCTGTGACCTTGGTCACGACGCCCTGGGGGGTCAGGAAGTGTTTATCGGGGACATTGGCGCCGCCCGCGATCAGGATCTGTTTGCCGCCGTCTACCTCGTAGACCACGGAAGATGAAAGGGTGCTGTAAACGTAAAGGTCTGCCATCTGGTTTGCTCCTGTCAGAAAAGAGCCGCACCTATGCAAGCGTGCGGCAGATAGGATTATACGCCTGTGCGACGTACAAACAGGTAGGGGCGCAATACCATAACGCCAGCGGTAGCCGAGCCGAAGTCTTCGATATAGCCCTTCGCGCGACGCTCGGAGCCGATATTGAAGAACTTCGCCGGCACTACCTGGGTCAGTGCGCGACCGCCATCGGTAGAGCCGTCCTCGATGCTGTCCGCGAAGTAGTACGCCACGTTGGCACCGCCGTTTGCGCCGACGAGCTCGGGGGAGTATTCGACGCGAACGTTCTGGTAGTTCTCCGACAGCCAGGCCGCAACGGTCATGCCGTAGATGTTCGGCTGCGACATGATGGTGCTGTAGCCCAGCGGAAGAACGATGGTGAAGGCGCTGTTCTGGTCGACGTTGCCGCCAGAGTTAACCATGATGAGGCTCAGCTGGGCGCTAATCTCAGCGGTCAGCTCTTCGAACGTCATGGTGGTGTACGACTGCGGCGCACCAACGTAGGCCGGCAGGCCTGGGTCATTCAGCAGGCCGAACGCGCGAACGGTGCCGTTGAAGAAGCCGTAGAAGCCGAGACGGTTCCGGGCGATCTCCAGCGACATGATGGCGGCGCCACGCTTCTCGGCAGCCATGTTGATGCCACCGGCTGCTTCGCGAGCTTCTGCCAGGCTGGTTACTTCGAAACCCTGTTCATAACGAACAATGCCGCGAGTCTCGTAACCGTGCTGGTAGTTGGCCAGCGGGATGTTAGTGCTGTCGCCGTACAGCTCAGCCTTACCGACCGGCAGTGCGGTTTGCTGGACAACGGTGTCGTCGTACCAGTTGCCCGCTTCGGTGATGCCGGCAATGCGGTCGATGGCGCGAACGGTGGTCAGCTGACGAACGATACCTGGCAACCAAACCTGCAGGAACTGAGCAGGAGTGGCGCCGGAACGCATGGCCGGGCCAACCAAGGCGCTGTCCATGGCGCCATGCACCAGGTCTTCGAAACCGTGGATACCGATAGCCGGCAGCGAATGAACGGCGTTCAACGCCTGGTCAGCCGCGATCTGCAGCGGCTTGCGCTTGGCAAGCTCGCGACCGCTGACGCTGTGTTTGATCTTAGAAGCGCTCATGTGCGGTCCCCTTAGTGCTTAATGCGAATGGTCGCGAGGGTCGGAACCTCGGGCGACACGTTATGGCGGAAGACTTCAGCGCCGAGGATTTGAGTCTGACCAGCGGCTGCGGTGCCAGCGCCCAGTTCACCAGTGGCGTCAACGAAGTACACCGGGTCACCGATCACGGCGGAAGCGCTGTTGATCAGCAGAACGTAGCACTCGCCCTCGTGCATGAACTCGGACGGGTAGCCGTTCGGGATCGTGTCTGCGTCAGGCTGGGTGCCGCCGATCACGCCGAAAGCGTGGGTCTTCGGGTTAACCATGATGCCGCAGAACACGCCAGCACCACCGGCCTGCACAGTTTCGACAGTGTTGTCGGCATAAGTGAAGGCGCGGCCGAACACGTTGTTGGCCTCAACGGTGGAGTCAACCACAGCGGAGATGCCGGTGTACGGAGTGTCGAAGCTGATCTCGCCAACCAGGCCGCTGACCAGATCGCCGATTACTGTGTTAGGGAATGCCATGGTTATGCGCTCCAGAGCTTGTTGAGGTCGACAACCTTGGCGCTGTCAGCGGCAAAGGTCGGTTTCTGATGGTCCGGGGTGCGACCGTGCATCCAGGCGTCCAGTGCGGTGCGCTCCTGGCCTTTCTGGCATGGGATGCCCAGCTTCTGCACGCCATAGGCGGCAACCTGCTCGGGCGTCATGCGCGCATGGTCGAAGGTGCCCACGAATGCGGAAACCTTGCTTGCCAGTGCGTCGCGGTCGGCGATCTGGGCAATGAAGTTGCCGGAGTCTTGCGCGGTGGCCAGCTTAGCTTCCAGAGCCTTCAGCTGTTTGCGCATGGCGTCCATGGCTTCTTTGTCTTCGTCCTGCACGACTGCCGGCTCTTCTTCGGCGGGCTTGGCAGGATCTTCGTCGACGACTTCGGGCGCCTCGACCACTTCCTCAACCATGCCGCCAAGGCCCAGCTCGGCGAGCAGCGCTTGTGCTTCGGCCTGCTCAGCCAGCAGCGGCTTCAGCTGGTCGATCAGCTCTTTGATTTTGGCGAGGCTCTCACCGCCGCCCGTCATTTCATCGGCCATGACAGCCTCCTTCAGTTGGTTCGAATCAAGCGCAAAGCGCAGGGAGTCAAGCACGGCAACGTCAGGTCCGGTTCGGCCTTCTTCTACCAATGCAAGATGGTTCGCACGGATCATTCGCTGTACGGCGTCGTACTGCTCGCCGTCGAATGTGCCGGGTGTGAATTCGTATTTGCAGCGGTAGCCCGGGGACAGTTCGCGCTTAACGCCGCTGCGCACCATGCCCTTTGCCGCTTCGGAATAGAGCTTTAGGTTGCCGCGAAGGTATGGCGGGTCGAAGTAGACTTCCTCGCCAATGACGCCCTGGACGCCCTTTCGCTCTGCCGGGGTCAATCCGTCGTCCTCGCTGCCAAGCATGGAGTGCTCGTCAACCATAGGCATAAGGCGGAACGACGCGATAGTCTCCGGATCGCTCAGCTCTTCGGCTGGCCGGTACACGCGGTACACGCGGTCAGGCTCAGGCGCGCCGATCTCTGACCCAAGGTACGGGAATACGCCCACCTTGGAGATTGGGTTGCCCTTGATCTCGACATAACCGTTAAGGTCAACTGCCTGTGCAGTCATGTGTCAAAAACCCGCCACTGATTGATAGTGCCAATGATGATAGCAAGAATCCCGGCGCGTCAACAGCTTGGCGGTTCGGAAAATAAAAAACCCGCCGAAGCGGGTCAAGGGTCCAGTCTGCACTGGGGAGGAGGAATAGTGCCAAGCTGCGATATAACCCTGCCTGGCGTCGGGTTGAGAAAAAACCGCATATCGCAACGGTGCCGTCTCTCCGGCTGTCCCACGCTCTAAGCTGGTGGCGCTTGATGCAGTGGCCGGTGCTAGCAGCACTAACGCTGCATGGGTGCAGTGTATAGCCGGACGGGAGGTAGTGCAAGATTATTTTTCGGGGTCGCCCCATTCGAGCACCGGAACGGCCTGGCATCGGCAGTTGATAAGTTGGCCTGGATAGCCGCGCTCACCTGTGCGCTCGTCGATTACAGGCGGGTCATCGTAGTCGAAAACCATGCCGTCCATGTCGACATGATCCTGGCGCGGCTCGCTACCACCGCCCGGGTGGCGCCAGCGGAACTTCGTGATCCCGGCAGACTTGGCACGCTCGACGTTGATAGTAGTCGTAACCTTGCGCACCTGGTCGCGGGCAATCAAGTCCTTCCGCCTATCCGTTATCCCCTCGTACTTGTTCAGCGCCTCTCGCACGTCAGCCATCCCGCGCCCGCCTGGCTGTAGCGAGCGCATGACCGCGCCCTCAATCTGCGTATGGTACTGCTGGCCGATGGACTTGATCAGCTGGACGTTCTCGGCGATAGCTGCGGTCATGGCCTGACGCAACGCTGCCGGCATCGCGTCCGTCTTCAGCGTGATGCCGCCAGACAGCTCGCGCAGGGACTGACCCAGCGTAGCACTGCTAGCCTTGTCTATGCCGTTGAACACACTTTCCACGATGGTCGTGGCGTTGCGTGCGAACAGGCGCTCAAAACGACGGCGGAGCTTGTTCAGCACAATCCTGGCTTGTGACGAAATACTGGCGTCAACGGTTATGACTTCGTTCTGACGGAACACAAGCGACAATTCCTTTGCGTACTCACGAAACATAGCGTTCGTCAGCTTGCCGATGGCGCGCTCGTATTTCTTCATCTGTGCGGCGGAATACGTCAGCGGCGCCCCGACCAATAGGCCGGACGCGCGTTCTTCGACGTACTTACTGCGCTTCTTGGTTAGCTTCGGATTCCGGGTCATCGGTCAGGTCCAGTTCGATTTCGTCCGCTTCCATACCAAAGAAGTCCGAGTTCTTATCGTTGCGCAACTGCTGTGCGATCACCTCTCCATCCACGGCGCCAAGCTGGGCATAGATTTGCGCGGTCTGCGCCTTCTTGAGGTTTAGGTCTGCCCACTCCAGTGCGGTCGGGCTATCCAGCGGGCGCCAGCTGATTTCTGTCTCGACGTCCTCAGTGATACCAAGGCGCGGCTTGACCTCTGACAGCCATACGAGCTGATGGTGACGCTCCAGCAGCGGCTCCAGATCGTTAACTTGGATGCCCTCTAGCGTCTGCCGGTAGCTCTCGGCCTCATACTCACCAGTCGACGCAAAGCCCTTAGGCTGGGTCTGTAACAGCTTTGTCGCCGGAACCTCGGCAATGGCCGCAACGAGCTGATACTGGGTCATGATGACGGTATCCAGCTCGGCTAGCCCGGTGTCGTGCTGCACGATATCTTCGGAGTCCTTGTCTACGGTCATCACGCCGTAGTTGTCCCGGTTGTTCGTCCAGTCTAGCAGGCGCTTCAGACTGCTGGTGATGTTCGACCAGAACGCATCGGCGTCGGTCTTCATGACCACTAGACGCTTCGTCATGGCCAGCTGGGGGCCTTCGTTGGCTGTGCGCTCGGACGCATACACGCGCTCGTAGATGAGCTGGGGCAGCGACTTTCCGGCGTACTGGTAGGAAGGTTTCAGGCTATCGGGAACAGGGAACGGGACGTAGACGCACAGGTGCGACCGGTGGTACCGGGTACCGCCAATGCTGTAGAACTCAGGTTCATAGAAGCGGATGTTGGCCGGGTCTTGAACCGCCGCGTCGGTTAGCTCTGGCGTGATCCAGATCGGGTCGACCTGGCTGATTCCTAGGTAGCTGCCGGGTGTCACGCCGTCGGGATTGAACGGCTTTGCGTAGTAGTCAGGGTCGCTCGACCGCACGCGGAAAATCGCCACGCGCACACCGAACACGCGCCCCATGTGGATGAACTCGCGCATGGTGGCGTTAATGTTGTGCCGCTTGTCGGCCTTCTTGAAGGCCTTGATGATGTCGTCGGCGCGCTCGTGCTCATCAGGCAGGCTCACGTCATAGCCTACCCGCACGGCGTCACGGGCTGGCATCAGGCAGCATCGATCAACCAACCAGTGCTGCGCCATGACCGCGGCGACCTGGTAGCCGATAAAGCCCTGACTCGCGTACCACATGAATTGCGCGTCAGGCGCGCCGAACTGCGGCTGCTTGAAGTCGACAGCAGCTCCAATTGCCGAGTCCATTGCCGTGCCAGAAGCACCGGCCGGCGCCTGGAAGTGCCGCGCAATGGCTATCTGCCGGTCCAGTGCCGTAACTCCCGGCACAGCGCCTTCCGTGCTGAACGAGCTGTTACGCGCCACGGGGGCGGGCGCTGGTATTTCTTCTTTGGGTTGTTTGCGCCAGAACATGGGCGGGCCTCTAGCCGAAGGTTGATTTGCGTTTGGTCATCATTCGTTCCATAGCATAACGCAACGAGTCTATGAAGTGGTTGAAGTCGTCAACCGGCTTGTTTGTGGCCTTTCCGTCCGGGCCTAGAGCCCAACTGTAGTTGTTGAACTCCGTCATGAACTCGACCAGGTGGGCGTTAACCACGATTCTGTATTCAAGCAAATGATCAATGCCCGCAGAAACAGAGTCTCGACCTTTTGCAGCGCCCTCCACCTTTACGCCCTTACCCTTGATGTAATCGATTGACTTAGGCTCGGAGCTGTCTGCGGTAGTCTTATGCTTGTGAGCATTCATCGCCTTGATAGCGTCTGCAATCTGAGCGTTGCTCATCCCTTTTTCATAGAAGCCGTCATATACATAAATGACCTTCTTTGCCGTATCAACGTAAGACTGATTGAACGCTGTCGGGTCGTTTGTGTATCCAAAGTCGAGACCCTGAACGCATTCGAGTCCTTCTATTTCATCGGGACGGATAAGGCGATGCTCAACATTCGAGAAAATGAGACCATCTGCCGTACCCCAGTTCCCCAGCGCGTAAATGTTGTAATAGCGCGGGTTAGTCTTCTTCTTGTTCTCCATAACCATCTTGTATTCATCGTCTATGAATGCGTTATCGAGATAGGTAGTGTGAAGAGTGAACACGCCAGACATAGGGTCGTCGAAGAAGATCCGCTTAATCCAGTGCTGCTCGCTGATCGGGTTAAGCGTAAGGATGATCTGCTTTAGGCATCCATGTTCGCCGCGCAGACGTAGATCAAGCTGCTCGAAGTCTTCCTGGGTAAGCTCGGTCGCTTCCTCGCACCAGATGGACGTCACGCCCTCAATAGACTTGAGTTTTTCCACATCATCCAAACCGCTGAACATGATCTGAGATCCAGTCGGAACATAGATGATGGTTTTGTCAGTCAGGTTTATATCGAAGTGCTCTGTCAGCTTCCATCTGCTGATCAGGTTTCTCATAAGCGTGAAGACCGAACGCTTGATAGTTCGGTCGACTTTACGAATGATCAGGAAGTTGTGTTGTACGTCGGACTCTTTTAGAAGCCGATATAGGATCTTGCGGGCAACCATGTGGGACTTGCCACTACCAGCGCCGCCCCATGCAACTTGGTAGCGGCTCTGATCCACGAATAGCGGGACGAATGCCGGGGACTTCTCTTTTACGTGCGCCCGGAATTTAGCAAGGTTTACCATTCATTAGTGCCGTCATCCTGGACGACGATCTGCTTGCTTTCGCTGCGGTCAGCAAGCCCTAGGTCACGGGCAATGATATTGGCGTTAAGCAGGTCTGCAGCAGCCCCGGCAAACTTCTGCGAGTATATGACTTCTTCTGCTTTTGCGGCGATGTCAGAAAAACCATCTTGCTTACGCCACTGGTACCAAGTCTCGCGGGTAATATCAAGGAACAGGCATAAACCCTGAATTGTCATTGCCCGCATCTTAGCGACAGGCTCTTGAATCACGACTCCCTGATATGCGAACGGCTTCATTTCGTAGAGCGGGTTAGCCTCTACCCACTCGAAGTATTCGCAGCAGGCCTCCCATAAGGCATCGGCAGACTCGAACAGCTTATCGCGTCCGTGCTTGCTTCGAGCCTTCCAGAACTGGTTGCCTGCTGGCGCAGCCATCTTACTCCCCCCGCTCCAGTCGCTTAGCCTTGCGCTTCGCACGACCGGCACCGAACGCCAGGCCGGTTGCCATTGCGCACCAGAACACAAACCCTAACATCGGTCCGCCATCCACAGGGAATGACTTGACTGCCATGATGAAGAACACGAACGCCAGCGCGTAATACAGCCAGGTCATGTTGCGGGTTTTGCGGTAGTTCTGTTTCCAAGTAGCCATGGTGTTTGCTCCGTTGCTTGAGTGTGAGTATATCAGTTAGCGCGCCACGCAGGGGCAATGCTCTGCGGAGCAGTCCGGGCAGTGCATCATCACCCCGCCGCTGCCCCGATAATCCGTCATGTTCTTCTGCCCGAATCCATCCTGGGTGTCGACCAGCTTGTGCGCCTCTGCGGCATCCTCGCGCAACATCTCCTGCTTACGGATCGCAGAGTCCTCAATGTCCTGCCAGTCGCGGCGAATGTCCTTGTGGCCACGCTGACCAGCCGCTACGGCCTTCTTGATGACGTGCTGCGCTACCGGGCAGGATACGCCGAACAGCTCAAGGAAACGGTATACGTCGATATCCTGCAGGTGTGCCACTGGGCGGAAGTAGTGTTTGTGGTTCATGTTGATGATCCTATTGAATATGGTGCAATCCTAACCCTACTTTACAGGCAGTGCAACATTTATTTTGCACCGATTACTGCCGATCAACGGCGCCTGACCAGCTGCTAGTTCCCAAGGCTCAGAATGCCCGCACTTACCATCCGCGCAGATCCTCAGGAACTGGCTGCGCAGGTCGACCATTGGCTGTGAGCATTGCGGGCACTGTCGCCCAGCTGGTGATTCATTCAACTTCGCACTCCTCCCATATCAGCCTGGCGCATCGTAACGCCTCGTCGTGGTCCATCAAGGCTCCCACCATCGCAAATGGTAAGCGCCCTGGTAGGCAGATCATCCAGCGGGTTTTGGGCATCACTCCCTCCACTTCGCGCCGGCCGCTTCGATGGCTTCTTGCAACTCGACCAAGCGACACAGCCCGAACACCTCGTCCGCGTCTACCAACTCGCCTGCGTGGTCTGAAAGATCGTTAGATCTTAGAGAATCGTATGCACCCTCAAAGGCCGCGATCTGTGGCAGCTCAATCACCATCTCCGCACGCGAAGCCCGCCACACACTGCGCATTGGCATAACGCACGGTACGCAGCGACACGCCGAATTGCTCGGCCACCTTGCGCGCGGATGCTGTCTTGCACGCCTCGAAGATCTTGCGGTTGCGCTCTCGTACTACTGGGTCTGGTTTGCGGGACATGGTGGTGCTCCTGTTTCAGTTTGTGGTGTTGTTTAGGTGTTTTCCCCACTGGTCGCCCATTGCCGCTGCGATCCCCGGGTATGTCTTGCTTCGCTCTAGCCATCGATTTTCGCCAGGGCTTAATCGGTTCTGCCCGCTATTGGTCTGGTTTGACCATCGCGGCCTTCCATCGACGTATCTAGGTTTAACGATCTGCGTAGGCTTCAGCAGCGGTATTCCATCGCTAAGCCAGAAACCGGTTGCCTTGCTCGCGTCGTCCCCGAACTGATATGGGTGAACGATCTGGTTAGGTTTTCTGATTGCCTTGCTGACAAAGTTTGATCCTGGGTTTTCAATTGCCACCGGGAATGGGAGATTGAGCAGCCTGCGAAAGTTTTCTATCGCTTCGTCACGCGCAGCACGGCGGGCAGCACCAACCAGCGTCCCCGGCTTAACCTTCTGATGGTATGGACCATCCCCGTATGCCCATGCGGCAGAAACCGTCAGGTATGTGCACATCGGATGCAGCACAGCAAAGTCCCACGATTGGCCTAGCGCAACCTCCCAGATATCTCCCTGCAGATGCTTAACGGATCCATCACGCGCCGGCAGAAGGTCGCATGTCCAAACGTCGTGTCCTTGCGCCTCAAAGGCTGACCGAGTTAGCGGGCATGCGCTGTACCCGATAAGAATCTTGGCCATTGATCGAAGCTCCTGTGTTGGTGTGCAGCCATTTTAGGTGCATTGTTGCCGCGTGTGCAAGCTATTTAATCGATGACCTTGTACATGACTATTTTTGACCCATTGCTTTTATGGGTGCTTATTTCTTTTTTTAAAATTCCATCCGAAACCATCCTGTCCAGTACTGGCTGTATGTTTTTAGTTCTAAATCTATTTTTTATAATCCCTTCGGTTATATTTGAATTTTTTTCTACTAGTTTTTTAATTCTATTTTCAAGGTTTGGTTGAGATTTTTGAGGAGTTAAGCAATTTATTCCTGGATTAACCAGAACCTTATCTCCAATAACTGCAAGCTCATCAGACCACGCGACCAGCTTTTCAGTACTAAGCATTGCGTCGCGGCAGATAAACCTATCGCCACCCTGAAAGTATTCATTTGTGTTGGCTTTTAAAATTTTACCGACGTGCTTAATCAGGGCTTGCTCTGTCAGCTCGGCACCATCGTGCATTTCGCTAAAAAAGAACATATCGAGATAAAGACCAAACGCCCTGCCTGCAGCTATGTGCTGCCTAATCCTTTTGTGCTGCTCTCCTGCGGTAAAACCAACCTTAACAAGTCCGTTAGTAAACAGAACACAGTAGACGCTGCCTTTCATTTTGATCTCCTTCGTAGGTGAATAGCAAAATATCCTGCTTGCCTTAAAAAATCAAGGAGACACCTGCCTAGAGCTGAATAAACACAACCGCTATTTAGAATTGAGAATCATTATCATCGTAAGTGATTGATTTATATGATATTTATATCTGTAAGATATATCTGTATAGCTGTATAGCTGTATAGCTTAAAAGACACAAAAAAAGGCACCCATTTCTGGGTGCCTTTAGGGTATCTCTTAAGCTACGCTGCTATTTAGCTATTGTGCTTCTGAAACACTGATTCTAGAGCGGTAGCTGCTAAGTAGTGAGGTTCCTAGCTAGCTGCGAAATAGCGCTCAATTAGCTTGCCATTCCCCGCGTGCTTCGACTCTACGGCCTTCAACATACCAGCGTCAACCATCTGCTTGAGCAGTGCGACAACCTGCGCCTTTGGCGTGCTCCTGAGGCGATTGCAGATGACCCCTAGGGTTTCCCCATGCTCGTGCGTAACCAGCGCCAGAATGCGAGCAGCGAGCCCGCTAGCGTCGTTTGGCTTCTCGGTGGCGTGTGCCAGCTTGATCTTCTGTTCAACGTCCCTCATTGCCAGCGCGTAGCCCCACAGGACGTGCTCAGCGGTGCGCAAGCCCGAAGGCAATGCCAACACCAGGCTAACCTTCGCAGCAAGCTCATAGCCCCGCCTGGGGATCGCCTCAAGGCCCGTTGTGCCCTTCTGCTCTTCTGCCATGCCGTGGAACCGCTCGTAGACCATGGAAAGCAGCTCAGCTCCTTCTGGGGTGGTAGGCACTACAGTCTTGTCCTCGGTGAACTCGATACGCCCGTCAGGGTCCAGCATGTCGAAACGCCCTGGCGCGTACAGGTTGCATATCTTCTGCGCCAGCGTTTCGCTCATCGGCTTCTTCACGAACTCCTTTTTCCGCCGTGGGTTGGTTTCCAGGTCGCTGAAGATCATGGCTCGCGCCATGAACCCGTTAGTGGCCTGCTCGAAGCCCATCATCGATTCGAACGTCACCGGCGTGGTGTAGCCGAGGATGGTCAGGTATGGAGAATCCAGGCCGTCGTCGATCTTCTCCAGCGCTGTGCGCAGCTGGGAAGACTGGCGCTCAAGGCGGCCGCGCGCCATGTCCGAAGAACTGTCAGCCGGCAGGTCGTCTATGCGCTTCTCTACCCGCGCCAGCTCTTGGCGTAGCTTCTCTCTGATCTCCTCTTTCAGGTCTCCAGTGATCGGGAGGTAACCATTCGCCTTGGAATAAACCGACATGATCAGGCCGATGATCCCTTCCAGGTAGGAGGCGCCGCCCTTCTTGCTGGCGTTGTCCAGCTTGCGGAGCACCAGCCCAAGCTCGTCCACGCTGTAGAACGCAGCCTGGTGGCGGATCAGGTTACGCATGACCTCCTGCTCTGACTTGAAGCCACCATGCACGGCAGCCTGGACACCAGCGGCGCGCATGATCTTGAGATAGGCCTGCTGAACCGCCTCCTTGCCTGTTCCTGAGCCTGCCACGCAAAAGGCGATCATGTTGGCGCTCATGTCGTCCAGTTCGTCAACGTGGCGCATTCCTGCAAGGCCAGAGACAGCGCAGAGTGCGGCAGCCACGGAGAGGGTTTCGCGTGGGTACAGGCACTGATCGTTGATCCACTGGCACAGCTCACCAACAAATCCCGGCGGGCGCTTCAGGTCAATTCCAGTGGTGTCCAGCTGGACAACGGCAGGTTCGTCCGACTCATAGACAAACGTGACGGCTTCGCAATAGCCACCCTGGCGCGCGTAGTGGAGCAGGGTGCCGTAGCCGGCAGGATTGGGAGACTTACCAAAGCTGTGCCAGTGGCGCTCCAGTTGACCAGCCCCTGGGTACTTTGCTCCGCGCGCCGACCACTGGTCCCACAGCTCGAAACCGTCACCGGCCATCGTGTGATGGATGGCCATGCCGATTTTGACCCATTCCTCATACGATAGGTCAGGGTCAACATGGCTCATAAGTTCAGCAATATGGGCGGCATCTACGTCCAGATCACCAGAGTCTGTAGAGACCCGATAATGCTCTGGACGGCGCAGAAGCTCGATCAGGTCGTCCGGCGCTGCTGTCACATCCTGCGGCAGACCGCGCTCTATTTCGTAGTACCTGCCCGAAGCGTGCAGCGAGTCTGCCCCGATCACATACCCGCTGGTTTTGAAGTCTATACCTGGGTAATCAGGATGCGACTGAACCATAGCGACAGGAGGCAGCAGCCGGAAGTAGTGGTGCTGGCTGCCGCCCCCGGATCCAGTGTTAACCACGAACGCCGCAGTGGCCGCAGACGGCACAACACGGCACAGCTTAGCGAACGACTCGACGCCACCGTTGCGCGCGTCAACGTCTATGATGAGCCAGCCGGCGCACAGCACGCCAAAGCCGGTTTCAAAGTGACCCATGGCCTCGAATGTTTCGATCTGCTCTTCTGACCAATGCGGGACGTTCTGCCAGTTGGATATCACCGGATGCTTTAGAATGGCCTGGCACGAAGGATCGCCACAGCCGCACACGCCGCCCTTGGCGCCATGGATTCCGAAGACCTTGAACCCTGCTTCAAGGTAGTCATAAAGATGGCTCATTTCTTGGCATCCTTCGCAAAGCACGGCTGTATAAATGCAAACGCCCTTATCATGGCTTCCTCTTGCTCGGTTAGCGGCTTACCCTTCTTAACGAATCGATGCATCCGCATATAGTCAACCCCGGACTGCTGAGAAACCAGCAATAGTGGGTATTTCTCGTCTTTCAGCTTCTTCAGAATCTCAATCGTTGTCATGTTGGTGGCTCCCTCTAAGATGGACAAATAGTAGGCGGATGCAATTATTTTTGCAAACATCCTTTACAACCTCACCCTGATGCAATAAAGTCTCTCCCGTCACTACCTCAATGCAGGAGCAACACCTAAATGTCATTTCTTCAGCAGGCCAAAAAGGCAACGCCACAAGCGCCAGTACTGACCATCGTCGGCTTCCCGGGCGTGGGAAAGTCCACGCTAGCCGCATGCTTTCCTGATCCGATTTTCGTGCAGGCCGAGAACGCTACCTCTGTGTTCGAAACCTGGCCAGAAGAAAAGCAGCCTGCGTTCTTCCCTGAGTTGCCAGCCCCAAACAAAAAGCGCGAGAGTAAGCCAAGCGAAGTGCTTCTGGCTCAGCTTCGCGAGCTGGCTACCGAAGAGCACCCGTATAAGACTGTCGTAATCGATGCAGTTACGACACTGAACATGCTTTTCGAAAACGAGGTTATCGAGTTTGACGCAGCCGGCGCGCTCAACATTGGCGAAGCAGCGGGCGGGTTCGGCAAGGGCTATCTGCAAGTAGCGGCGCTGCACAGCAAGGTCCGCAACGCTTGCGAGCACCTGCGCCGCCGTGGGATTGCTGTTGTGTTCCTGGCGCACAGCGGAATCGCCAAGGTAAAGAATCGTCCAGACGTCGAGGCATACAGCACCTGGTCGCTCGACATGCACGAGGCCAGCCGCAAGATTTACGTGGCGACCAGCGATGCCGTGCTGTATCTCAAGTCTAAAGAATTCGTGACCGGCCATGAGGAGAACCGCAAAGGGCAGACAACAAAGCTGGGCAAGGTCCGCACCACTGGCGAGCGCGTAATCATAAGTTCAAGCGATGGCACTGTCGGATATGTCGACGCCAAGAACCGCTATCGCATCCCCGAAGAAATCGAAGTAGAGGAAGGCGAAAACCCTTTGCTTCAGTACATCCCGTTCTTTAACACCGCTGGCAATGCTGCCACTGCTAACACTGCCGAGGAGGCATAATCATGAGTTTTTGGGCGCTTAACGACGGAACCACCGCTGAATCCAACACCAGCTTCGAAAGCGGCGGCGGTGACTTTGATCCGATCCCTGCCAACACCGGCTGCATTGCGGCCATTGAGGAAGCCAAGTGGGATGAGTACGAAGGTGACCGCTTCATCAATCTGAAGTGGCGGGTCATGAAGCCGAGCGACTATGAAAAGCGCGTGATCTTCCAGAAGATCAAGGTATTCGGAACAGTTCGCGACAAGGACAAGAAAGCCACGTCCGACAAGGCCAAGCGCATGCTGGCAGCTATCGACGCCAACGCAGGCGGCAAGCTGATGAAGCTCGGCGCTGAGCCTAGCGACATGGACCTGATGAGCGCCCTGGTTGGCAAGATGATGGCGATCAAGGTCATGATCTGGAAGATGAAGGGCGACGACGGCGAAGAGAAGGCCGGAAACTGGATCAGTGCCGTGGCCCCCGCCAAAGGTGCCGCAGCGTCTAAGCCTGCTCCGAAGCCGGTAGAGCCTAAGCCGGCAGTTGCTGGGGATGACGGTAGCTTCGATGACGACATCCCGTTTGCCAACCCCTATCGCGGAAGTCGTTGCCTGCTTGTTTAAACGCCTACGGGCGCCTACGCGGCGCCCTTTTTTTACATCCAAATGAGGACGCAGCATGGAACAACGAACCCCAGAATGGTTTTCCGCACGCCGTCACCGGCTGACAGGCTCGAACGTTGGCGCGGCTCTCGGATTGAACCCTTGGAAGACACCGGACGACCTTATCCGCCAGATGGTGCGCGCATACCACAATGCGCCGGCTGAATTTGTCGGCAATGTCGCGACGGAATACGGCCAGCTTCACGAACCTTTGGCGATCATGGAATACATGGGAAAGACAGGAAACCACCCTATCGAGTGCGGCTTCTTCGTCCACCCTATCCATGAATGGCTTGGCGCCAGTCCTGACGCATTGATCGATGATGACGGTGGCCTAGAGGTCAAATGCCCGTTCAGCCTGCGCAACAAGGCGGTCCCGGAGTTTAAGACGGCGGCAGAGCAGGAACACTATTACGCACAAATGCAGGTCGAAATGGCCTGTACCAATCGCGAGTGGTTCGATTTTTACCAATGGGCGCCAAGGGGCGATAGCCTGGAGCGGGTTTATTTTGACCCCGGCTGGTGGAGTCAGAACCTGCCGGCTATGCAGGCGTTCCATGAGCGGTACTTGTCGGAGCTGGATAACCCGGCGCACCTGGAGCCGTTAGCCATAGAGGTCAACACGTTTGCGGCGCGGTCGTTGATCGATGAATACGACGATCTGTCCGAAACCATAGGTAATTCCGAGGCGCGCAAAAAGGAAATCATGGCGGAGCTGGTCAAGATTGCCAAGGATCGAAACGCCATAATCCATGGGCGAAAGCTAACGAAGATTGAGCGCAAGGGGAATATCCAGTACGCCAAAGTTCCCGAGCTTCAAGGTCTTGATCTGGAGCCATACCGCGCTAAGTCCTCAGAGTTCTGGAAGCTGAGCTGATGGCGCTTCGTCCATATCAAGCCGAAGCCGTTGACGCTGCGACCGCCTGGATGCGGCGCAGCGTCATGCCGGGACTTCTGGAGCTGGCAACCGGGGCCGGTAAAAGCCACATAGTTGCCGCGATTGCCTTGTGGGTTTATGAGACCACCGGCAAGCGCGTGCTTTGCCTGCAGCCATCGAAGGAGCTGACCGAGCAGAACCACGCAAAATACCTAGCAACCGGCAACCCGGCATCGATCTTCAGCGCCAGCGCTGGCGGGAAGTGCATGCGCCATCCGGTTGTGTATGGCACGCCTGGCACGGTAAAGAACAGCCTGTCCCGTTTTGGTGACCAGTTCGGCGCGGTCATCATCGATGAGGCGCACGGCATCACGGAAACGATCAAAATGATCGTTGGCAGCATGCAGAAGGCTAATCCATACCTTCGCGTGCTTGGCATGACGGCGACGCCATACCGCAGCCTTACGGGCTTCATCTATCAGTACGACGTTGACGGTTCATTCGTGCCGGAGGATGAAGCGCGAGGCCCATGGTTCAACACTCTGCTGTACCGGATAACGACAAACGAGCTGATCGACATGGGGTTCCTGACCCCAGCGCATGCCGATCCAGACCATGCTGAATCCTATGAGGCTTCTGGGCTACAGCTAAACCGCCAAGGGAAGTTTGAGGCCTCCGACCTTGAGCGCGTGTTTGAGGGGCGCGGGCGTCTTACCAGTCAGATTGTGGCGGATGTTGTGGCGCACTCGCATGGGCGGCGCGGCGTAATGCTGTTCGCTGCTACCGTGCAGCACGCAAAGGAGATCATGGAGTCATTGCCGCCTCTCAATAGCAGAATGCTTGGCGGCGATGTGAACATGGGCAAGAGCGAACGCGAGCAGCTGGTCAACGATTTCAAGGCGATGAAGTTCAAATACCTTGTATCGGTTGCCACGCTTACGACCGGCTTTGACGCGCCGCACGTTGATTTGATCGCACTGCTACGCGCTACCGAGTCGCCTGGTCTGCTTCAGCAGATCATCGGGCGCGGCCTTCGGCTGTGCGACGGCAAGGAAGACTGCCTTGTGCTTGACTATGCGGAGAACATAGACCGGCACCAGCTGCATAGCGATCTGTTCAAGCCGCAGATCAAGGTGCGCGGGTCGAAGGGCGGCGGTGGAACGCTTACGGCGGTTTGTCCCTCGTGCGGATTTGAGAACGAGTTCAGCGCACGGCAAAACCCGGAGCAGTTCAACGT